ATTAGATATACATCATTTCTTTTATAAAATCATTGAAAAAATTGGTTATCTTTGTAATTTATTAAAAAATAGACCGTGGGCACAATCTAATTATTTAGTAAGCATGGTTGATTTCAATGAAAGATTAGATGATTTATATAATGCTTTCTGGACTTTAATCCGGGACTTAGGTTTTAGCAAACAAGAAATATTTGAATTATTCGAACGTAAATATGAAGTGAATAAATGGAGGATCCAAACAGGATATTAATTATGAGAATTTATAAAACAATTAAAGATGCTCTTAATGAAACATTTAGAGATCTAAAAGTCAGAGGAATTTCGGTAGAGTGTAATAGCTATCAAGATAAAAAACTTGAAGGAGATGACCGTTTCGTTAAAGAATTAACAGGGGTAGCATTTAAAATTGATAAACCGTTGTTAAATAGAGATGAAGCCATTCGTTATACATTCAAAGAAGATGCCGATAGAATTATTAAATATTGTAAACAAGAAATCAAAGACAGATGTTCTGGTAAACCATTAAATCCAGGAAATAGTTATAAAATCCGTGCTGATATGTGGAATAAATTTTTAGAAGGTAAAAAATTCTCATATCAATACGCAGAGAGATTATGGACTAATAATCAATTTGAATCAGTTATTCAATGTCTTAAAAATGATAGTGGTACTAGACAAGCAGTTTTAAGTGTATGGAATCCAGACAAAGATATGGATATTAATAAACTCGGCGGAGGTAATAGAATTCCTTGTTCATTAAATTATCAATTCTTAATTAGAAATGATAGATTACATTGTATTTACAGTATGAGAAGTAATTCTGCTTTAGAGCATTGTCCTATTGACTTATATTGTGCTACAGGATTAATGGAATATGTTGCTAAGAGATTAAATATTAAAGTCGGATCTCTCACATATATTTGTGGTTCGTTACATGCGTTCCACTGGAATTTGAAAGACTGGGTGTTGTTTTAATGGATGATAGAGAATTAGAAATGTTTATTGATGCTCTTAATGATGAAAGTCATTTTGAAGATTTAGAGAATGAAAGATATAATAGACCTTCGTGGCAAGATACATTTATGGAAGTAGCTCATGTTATATCTAAACGCTCTAAAGATCCACATACTAAGGTAGGAGCAGTTCTTACTAAAAACAAATGTATTATAGGAACTGGATATAATGGAGATCCAAGAAATTTCAGATATAGTTTTAATTGGAATACTCCAGAAAAATACGATTATGTGATACATGCAGAAATGAATGCTTTAGCTAATGCTTGTTACAACGGATGTCAAGTTAAAGATTCTGAAATTTATGTAACTTTAAGTCCTTGTAATAAATGTATTTTACAATTAATCCAGTTTGGAGTTAAGAAAGTTTATTATCTTACAGAGTATAAAGATTTTGAACTCACTAAAAAAATAGCAGATAATAGTGATATTGAATTAATTAAATTATGAAACTTACAATTATACAATATTTACTATTAATATTATTATTTCTAATCACAAATATCATAGGGGTATATTATCCAAGACAAGCTATAACAACATTAATATTAATAATAACTTTATGTTTTTTAATACAAAGGAGGAAAATTTATGAAAGTTAAATTATTAGAATATGGTATTTTACCTAAAAAAGGAAGGGAAGGAGATGCAGCATGGGATATTTATTTACCTACTGCTCTTATGATTCATCCTCACTCTACAGCAATTGTCGATTTAGGAGTATGTGTTGAAATTCCAGAAGGTTATGCAGGAATGTTAGTTATTAGAAGTTCTGTTAGTAAAAAAGGAATTTTAGTTCAACCACCATTAATTGACTCTAATTATCGTGGAGAAATTCATTTAATTTTATTTAATATGTCAGATGAGGTATTTTTTGCCGAAGAAAATGATAGACTTTGTAGTTTATTAGTATTTCCTATTTATAATAAAGAATTAGAAGTAGTTGACGAATTATCAGAAAGTAATCGTGGAACTAATTGGTCAGGATCCAGTGGAAAATGAGATTTATAGTTTTTGACTTTGAAGTTTTTAAATTTGATGTTCTTTTAGGAGCCATTATTTTAGATCCAGGTAAAGACCCTGTTGTATTTCAAACTTGGGACGAGAATGAAATTAAAAAATTCTATAATGAGAACACAGAGTCTGTTTGGGTGGGTCATAATAATTCACATTATGATAATTATATTTTACAAGCTATATTAATGGATATGAATCCATACGAAGTGAGTAAATCAATCGTTGAAAATAATATTAAAAGTAAATTAGTAATTAAATTAAGATATTATGATTTAATGACTTGGCATTTTGGATCTCTTAAAATGATTGAAGGTCAAATGGGTAAAAATATTTCTGAGTCAGAAGTAGATTTTAATTTACAAAGATGTTTAACTGAAAAAGAAAAACAATTAACAGAGTCTTATAATAGAGATGATCTTGATCAAACATTAACAGACATGAGACTCTGTAAAAATGAAATCCAATTACGATTTGATATGATGAAGGAGTTCAATTTAGGTTTTGCTACTTTAAGAATTACAGAAAATCAAATCGCAGAGAAAGTTTTAAAGCCTGTTCGTATACATGGAATTGAAGATCAAATTATTATTCCACAACTTCCATCAACTATAAAAATTAATAATGAAAAAGTAAAATCATATTATTTAAATAAAGAATGGGAACATACTCCAAAAATTATAGTAAATATATGTGGAGTAGATCATACCGTTGCTAAAGGCGGAATCCATGCTGCTAGAGAGTGTTATCATACAGACTGGGCTTATTATTTAGATGTAAGTGGTTATTATAATTTAGTTATGATTAATTATGATTTATTACCTCGTTCATTATCAGAAGAAGGTAAGAAATTATATGAACATATGTATAAATCACAATTAGCTTTAAAAGGTAAACCAGAATTAGCCAATAAACGTAATGCTTATAAGAAAATATGTTTAGCTGTATTTGGTGCCGAGTTAAATCAATATTGTGATTTCTATGACCCGCAAAAGGGTAGATTAGTTACTTTAACCGGAGAAATATTTTTGGTTGATTTATTAGAAAAGTTAGAAGGTAAAATTGAATTAATACAAAGCAATACAGATGGCATTATGGTTCGTCCAATAGGCGAAAAAGACGAAGTTCTTGATATAGTAAAAGAGTGGTGTGATAGAACTAAATTCACAATTCAACCTAAAAAGATTTATGATATCCATCAACGAGATGTTAATAATTATATGTATAGAGATGAAAAAGGTAAAATCCATGTTAAAGGAGAAATTGTAAAATATTATAATCTCTGGGATAATCCGTTTCTGGAAGACAGTTATCAAACATCAACTCCTTATATTATACATCATTGCATTGTTGAATATTGGATGAATAATAAAAAACCAGAAGAGGTTATTAAAGAGAATATGAGAAACCTCAGAATGTTTCAATATTTATGTAGACCACTAAGTTTTGATTATTTAACTTTTGAAAAAGATGGAGAAGTTACTCGATTACAAAACGTTAACAGATGCTTTGCTTCGAAAACTCCTGGTTTAATTTATAAAAATAAAGGAACTAAACACAATCTCTATCAAAACTTACCAGACTCTGTATTTATTTATAATAATGAGATTCTAAGTGATAAAGCCATTGATGAATTAATTAATAAAATTGATTTTAATTATTATATAAAACGTGCGTATGAGCGTATTAATGAATTTAATAAAAATCATGAGCAATTAACACTGTTTTGATAAATGTTAATTTATATGAGTATATAATATAATCAGAAGAAGGGAATTATATTATGTACGAAATTAAAAAAAGCTTTAACACAATTCATCAAAAAATGTTTTATTGGGACTCTCCTACTGGTTATAGAGTAGCAGTTGTTAAAGGTCCTAATTGTTATTTAACTGACGAAGAATTAAAAGAAGTATTATTAGAACGCATCGAAGAATACAATGCTTAGGGATTATCAATTAGACATTTATAATAAAATCAGAAATTGCTTATTACATAAACTTAATCCATGTGCTGTGTTGCCTTGCAGATCTGGTAAAAGCTATATCATGGAAGAGATATGTGAGAAGGCTCACAAAAAGGGCTCTAACGTTTTAGTTTTAGCTCATCGTAGATTATTACTCAGGCAACACTCTAAGATTATTAAAAACGCCCGTTTAGAATCTGTATTTACAGAAGTTAATCATCTCGGCGAACATGGTAGAGTTGATCTTATAATAATAGATGAGGCACATATCTCAGCTGCTCAATCATATTTAAAAGTATGTGAGTATTATGATTGTCCACGAATTCTATTTACTGCTACTGCTAAACGACTTGATAATAAACCACTATCATTATGCGATGTGATTATTAACGGTATAGATGCAGATACTCTTATAAATAAAGGATTAATTGCTCCTTATGATTTATATGCTCCTAAATTAAATATAGATCTTAGTAAAGTCTCTATGTCCGGTTCTGATTTTAATAACGAAGAACTCGGTGCTACGATGTGTGATAGAAAAATATATGGAGATATAATAAAATATTATAAAGAATTAGCAGATGGTAAACAAGCTCTAGCATATTGCGTTAATGTTAAACACTCTTTATCTATTTGTGAATTATTTAATAGTAGTGGAATTCCAGCTGTTCATATGGATAGTCATACTCCAGAACTACAAAGAGATATGATTCTCCGAGATTTTAAAGAAGGTAAATATAAAATCCTATGTAATTGTAATTTAATCTCAGAGGGTATTACTTTACCAGAGTGCGAGTGCTGTTTATTATTAAGACCTACACAATCTGAAACTCTTTATATTCAACAATCATGTAGATGTTTAACTCCATTACCTAATAAACGTTCAATAATTATCGATTACGTTGGTAATTGTTATACACACGGTATGCCTACAGAAAAACGTGTATATACAATGAAACCACAAAAGATTCGTAATAGTAATAGAGAACCAGATGTGATAGTTAGATGCTGTAAAAGCTGTTTTAAAGTCTATTCCGGTAAAAATCCAATATGTCCTTATTGTGGATTTAATAATGGTAAAACACAAAAAGAAATTCAAGCTGATGAAAAAGCAGAATTAGAGCGTATCACAGAATTAAAACGTAAACAAGCTCGTATGGAAGTAGGTATGGCTAAAACAGAAGCAGAATTAATAGAGCTCGGTAAACGTAGAGGATATAAGAATCCGAGATATTGGGCTCAAATGATATTAACATCTAGGAGGGGAAAAATTAAAAATGTCTGAGATTGCTTATTTCTTAATCGGTTTATTTGTTGGTTTTAGTCTTTGTTTTATTATTATGTTAGCAGTTATAATTAGATTATTTAAGAAATCTATTTAATTTCTATTTTATTTCTATTATAATGATAATGTATAAAAAGGAGACTAAAAACTTATGACACTTAGAGAATTAGCTAAATCTGGATTATTTCCAGGAGATACTAAAATCTACATTAACAAAACAGAAGGTTGTTTATCATACAATCTTGAATTCGTAGATAGGGTAAAAATCGATAATGTATTATCTTATTTAACAGAAGAAATTCTGGACAAAGAAATCAATTTTATTGAACCCATGATAAATACAATCATTATTCATTTCGAGGTTAAATAATTATGAAAATCAAAACTTACCAAGGAGAGATATTAACAGTTATAAGCTCAACATATAAAGATATCTCTAGCACTAATCAACCTTATTACTCAAATGTATACGAAGTAGAAGCAAAACCTGCAATAGGGAATTACAAATGCGTTCGTTATATTCCAATGATGGAAGTAGTAGCTATTCAAGATGATTTCGGAAACTGGTTCGATAGGAGGGATTAACATGTCGGTTAGATATCAAACCGTTGCTAAACATAAAGGGCAAACCCAGGAATGGATTGCTAATGAGGAAAAAAGTTTAGATAAAGCAATCGCAGTAACTAAAAAATTTAAAAAACAATATCCACATTTAATAATTAAATTAATTAAAGTAACAGAAGAGAGGATTAAATTATGAGATGCTGTATCTGTGGTAAAAAGATCAAAGGCTATGGAAATAATCCACAAGGAGCTTTAGATTTCTTTAATCAACCTATTAAATGGAGAGATAAAGATGTCTGTTGCGACGAATGTAATGCAGAATTCGTTATTCCAGGGAGAGTATTATTATTTATTAAAAAGAATAAATAGTGATATAATTAAATTATGAATTGCTGTAAAGATTGTATTAAAAGACATATCGGATGCCATGCTAAATGTGAAGATTACAAGATGTGGAAAGAAGAATGGCTAGAATATAAAAAGATGAGAAACTCTAAAGAAAGAAAATATGGAGATTATTTTTATCATAAATAGGAAGGATATATATGAATAAGTATTTAAAACAAAACTGGAAAATCTTCGATAAATTCAAATTCAGACCGATGGGGTCACTTGAAGAAGAATATCCAAGAACCATTAATGAAGCTAATGAAAAATCCAGAGAAATCTGGAACCATTTAATTAACGATGAATTAAAACGTCATAAATTATATGTAGTTAAAGGTAAAAAAGGATTTAATATTTCAGTTGTTAGCGATGATAAATATGTTTATTTAATTCAAGTAGTCAGATCCGAATATAATATCGATGAAATTACAGTATTTATTAACGATTTAACAGAAGATAATATTAATGACTTCTTAGCTACTGCTAAATTAATTCGATATGATATTAATAAATTTATTAATCATAGTATTAATGGTATTAGAGAAGCTAGAAAATTAGCTATTTTAAATAAAGAGAAAGCCGATGGTCAAGCATAATGAATTCTCTGATGGATATTACTTATAAACAATTAATTGATTCATTTGATACTTGTCAATGCACAGTATTTGTAGTAGATACAGGAATGACTTGTTTTTGTGAAAAAATCTATGCTATTATAAGTATACATAAATGTAGTGATAAAATTAATATTAGATTCGGAAATAAAACACAAGTAGAAGGTATGGCTAATGTCTACAAGAGAACATAATATACAAAACGAAATTAGATTATGGTGTGGACAAAATAATATACCTTGTTTTAGATGTAATGTTGGAAAAGTCAAAACAATAACCGGTCGTTGGTTTGATACTGGTTTACCAGAAGGTTTTTCTGATCTTATAATATTAGCGAATAATACAATATATTTTTGTGAATGTAAAACTGCAACAGGTAAACAAAGAGAAGATCAAATACATTTCCAAAGATATATAGAAAGCTATGGATATACATATTTTATAGCTCGTAGTGTTGATACAGTAAAGGAGATTATATATGGCAAAATTTGAAGGTAAAGATGGCCGTTGGATTACTACTAAAACGGGTAAACATATATTTATCGAAGCCGGTAAAACAGTCGAAGAAGCTATGGGTGAAGCATTTGAAGAATTTCAATATGATCCAGATGATGACTTTGATCAAGATTTCGATTTTGATGATGAAGACGACGGAGGAGGAATTGAAATTGACTGGGATAAAGATGACTGGACTCCAGAGAAACGTCAATATAAAAAATATGAAACTCCAGAACCTGCAGATGAAAATAAAGCTAAACTATTTAAAGCTCTTAAAGGTAAATTAAAGTTCGGTAAAGACGATAGACGATGGAATATTAAAGGACATTTCTTATCACAAATTAATAGTCATGAAGTCCAGGACGAAGATCTTTATAATATTGTGACTAATCAAATTGCTACAAATAACGATATTATTCAAAAAATTAGAATTCGTAGTGAATATAAAAAGGGTGGAACCTTTTATAATCGTTATAAAAAAGGAATATTCATGGCTGTTTCAGAGGGTGATGATTATATGCAAACAATGTCTAATTTATTTCACGAAGCTGGCCATGCAATAGATAACGATGGAACTGGAAAATATTATAGCTCTACATATATATCTAAAATTCATGGAGTTACTCTTCAAGAAATGTTAAAAGATGAAATATCTGAAATTGATATTAATAAAGTTAAAGGAAGATGTGAAGAATTAGAGGATTTAAGAGATAAAGTTAAAGCATTATATAACGATGGCAAAATCGATTATAATACTCGAGTTAATGAAAGAGCTCGTTTACAATCAGCTCGTTTATCTATTATTGATGTAATTCAGGGAACTCATGGTGCTAAATATGCTATGGATAATTTAGGTACCTTTACTCACGCAGGATATTATTTCGATGATAAATATGACTGGCTTGGTCCAGTGAATAGAGGAACGGAATTCTTTGCTGAAATGACTGATGATTTAATTAACGATAAAGAAAGAAACTTCTCGCAATTTATGAGAGAAATAGCTCCGAAGAGCACAGAGATATATTTTGAAATATTAAAGGAGAAATATGGCTATGGCAGAACCAAGTAAGATCATTAAAGAATACGAAGAACTATTCGGTGATTTACCTCAGCTCCCTATTATGGGTAATTTAGGAACTATCCTAGATATTATGGAAGAAGCTATCATTCGTAAAAAACCATTAACTGTGGAAGAAGTTATGGAAGCTTTCGAAGATGCTGGAATTCCTTTAGACCAGGGAACTGAAGATTATCCAGAGAATATTTAATTATTATAGCCGGTTATAATATCGGCTTTTTTATTAAGATTTTCTATTTTATTTCTATTTTAATTCTTATATAATAATATTGTAAAAGGAGACTAACTAATATGAACTTACAAGAAAGAATTACTAACAAGGAAATTCAAATCGGCAAACTCGTTGCCAAATTCGACAGATATTCTAGAGAAGCATCTGAAGAATTCTTATCTATCGTCAATCAATTCTTACGAACCGGGGATAGAACTAAAATTCACGAATACTTTAAAACTCACTCTCAATGGTCTACAGATTACGATTTATATAGAACCGCTTCAGATTTATTCGATTCCAGAATTACTCTTCAGAAATATAATCAACAACTCAAAGATCAACAAAACCGTGAAGCTACTCTCAATCAATTACCAGAAACTCTCGTTGAATTTAAAAATAACTTAATCAAACACTGGGATGAATTCGATTTATACAAACGCTCAAGAATTAAAGAACTTTACCGTGAAGCTGAAAAACTCCCATTATCTGATTATCGTGAAGCAACTCATAAAATCAGAAGCACATGGGGTGCCAACTGGTATCAATTCATGCATCTCAGTGATACAGAAATCCATAAAAATAACGTTAAAGATTCTGAAGCTCTTATCTTAAACTTAATCGACAGAGTCATTACCAAGTGTGGTCAAATTATTAACACTGATGGCCTTTACTTAAACAGAGATAACTCAGGCTATACTATTATCAACGGCACTATCACTGGAACTTCTGGAACAGCTAAAATAGAATCCATCGGAGCCGGTGGTTATAATATTCAACGTTATCACATCAGAGTCTTAGTTAAATAATTCGCTGGAATAGTTAAATAATTTATAAAGGGGTCCGTCACTGGACTCTTTTTTTTTATGCTTATAGCATACTCTGTATTTTTTATAACAGTTTCAATAGTTTTGGAGCTTTTTCTATAACTTTCTTATACATATATTATGCGATTTTTATGCATTTTTCAAAAACTATTAATTATATAAGATTAACACTTATATAAAACTATTAAAAAACTATTGAAAACTATTGAAAACTATTGAAACTCTAGATTATAGTAGCATGTGCACGCGAACATTTACAATCGCTTTTTTATGTTTTATAATATTTACATGGCAAAACTAGACGAAAAAATTATTAATGAATTCTCTGAAGAAATAAAAGACGGCTTACCGTTTGTCTATACTTGTGATTTATTAGGAATATCACATAAAACAGCTATGAATTGGATGAGACAGGGTGAAGCTGATATTGAAGCTGAAATGAAAACATTAAGCGCACAATTTTTCCGTTCGATAAAAAATGCATACGCTTGTTATATTAAAGAAACAAAGAAAGCTATTCGTAAGGGTGAAGCTGGCTGGCAAGGTCAAGCTTGGTGGTTGGAAAGAACTAATAAAATGTTCGTACTCAATAATGAAAGTGATTCTTCTGTTGAACCTGTTATAGTTAATCCGACTGTAAATATAAATAAATAATTATGAATTTAATCGCGAACGATATAATATTACCAGATTTTGCTGATATATGGTTTACTAACTGTAATGCTCGTTATCGTTTATTAAAAGGAGGAAGAGAAACTGGTAAATCATATAACTTCATTGGTATTGAGCCATTATTTAAAATATTAAGCGACCACCGTCGTAATATTATGATGGTCAGACAGAATGATAAAGATAATACTCAGTCTACATATACTCAGTTAAAATCTGCAGCTTATAATTTAGGAATAGCGCATTTATTTAAATTTCGTAAATCTCCACTCAGTATTGTTCGTATCACTACTGGGCAGGTTATATTATTTGCAGGAATGAACGATGTTCAGAATATCACTTCCACTACAGTTGAACATGGTTATTGGACAGATATATATTTTGAAGAGTTTAGTCAGGTCACTAATAAAGACGATTTTTTAGTTGTTGATGGATCTCTGCGTTTACCAGAGAGTGCTATTCAAGAAGGATTATTCTGTCAGATTACTATGTGTATGAATGCATGGGATGTTGGACATTGGACTAATGAGGTATTCTTTCAGGATAATCTCGAAGATGATGTTAAAGAGTTAGAAGATCATAGATATCAATACAAATATATCCCGGATTTTAACATCGGATATGGTTTTGGATTAGCATTACACATCAGTAGCTATAGAACTAATACATATCGTAGTAAAGATAAAGACCGAAGCATGGAGATATTAAAGAATAAGAATTATGACTATTACAAGGTCGTTGGCTTAGGTTGCTGGGGTAATGTTGGAGATAGAACATACCCGAACTGGTCGGATAGTTTAATATATGAACCATTTAAATTAGTTGGTAAAGTATACAATGCAGTATCTATCGGTATTGACTTCGGTATGTCTAACGGAGAAGGTAAAATTAAATACAACGAAGAAAATGCTAAAAGACTCGGATCTGCTAACACAATGCAATTACTTGGTGTTTGTGATAACTGGGATAAATTGGTTCCGATGGAAGAATATTTCGATAGTAATGTTGGAAGGAATGATGAAGATAAAAAATCCAGTCCACAGATTGCTAAGGAAATGATACAGACGATAAGAAAATGGATTGAGAAGTATGAACTCTTTGATAGAATTATATATGCATACGTTGATAATGCTGACTCTGGTGGTTTCCGTGATGTGTTAGTTATGGAAGCTAAATCTCAGGGATTACTCAGTGTTCAATTTATCGCATGTACTAAAATACCAATTATCAGCAGAGTATATTTCGAGGACTTCCTCATGAGCTATGGTTTATTAATGCCAAGCAAGAACTGTGAAAATCTTATTCGTGAAATTAAAAATGCTAGAAGAACTAAGGAAGGCAGAGTCCGTGAAGATTATGATGACCACGCTATAAACGCTTTCGAATATGCGTGGGCTCCATTAAGACAAAGATTAAAAAGATGGAAGAATTT